GTAGAAATGTGGAGAAACTTATAATGATTAACGAGATCTTAACATTAACTGTTCACCTGGGGATGGCTGCGGTCATCCTCTGGGTAGTCTATGAATTATTTGGAGATAAATCATGATTGATGTCGGCAAAGAGCTAGAGAGCTATCGAGCCTGGTTCGATAAGGTAGATCCAGCAGCTCCTGGAAGTTATGAAAAAAACTTAATCCATGCGTATTTAACTGGTGAGAGTCCATTCGCAGAAAAAAAATATTATGATGATAAAGTTAAACTAGGCAAACTATTAGCTGAGTTTTATATAATGGGTATTATCTGGACTAAATACTACGATGAAGCTGCTTGTGGTAACCTGGATAAATACCTAGAAAAAAGCAAATATAAAACCATTTGACATTATAGCGATAATAGCTAATCTACAAAATAACGGAGGCAAACATAAATGGAAGATATAAAATTTGTAGCCGACTACTGGCTCAAACATGGTTTGAACCACTTATCACCTACACAAAAAAATAAACCACTATGCGGATGGTGGTTTGAATATGTTTATAAAGACCAGGAATGGCGAAGAAGAAAAAAACCAAATGCTAAAATGTTAGCGGGTGTTTCAGCACAGATAGGTTGGGATAATTTTGCTCTCTTTGATAAATCCATTGATGAGTCTGTAGATCTAGCGGTGAAAGACTATCTAAAAAGAAAAGGTAATTTTATCGATGATGAAAAAGAAATAAAACAATTTGAGGTAAACCTGGAGGCAATTCCCTTGGTTGTTAAAAATTATATTGAGGCATTAAAAGATTTGGAAATTAAATCTCACAAAACAATTAACAGTGAGCGGTATGTAAATTATTGGATGGATGGAATTGAAATTCCTTGGACTGGTCGTACCGATATGGAAACAGATGAATTTTTTATAGAGGCTAAAACTAAATGGCAAAAACGAGGTGGCAAACCTAGAAAAGATGGTACTTACAATTACGGAAAAGTATCTATTGGAGAAGAACCAGAAAAGGCTCATGTGGATCAAGTAAGTTTTTACAGAGCAGCAACACAAAAGCCTGGCTATTTAATTTATGCGACACCCTATGAATATAAAGTTTTCAGCACAGCCAATTCCTCCGCATTAAGTGCTGAAGTTGGTGAGAGCTGTATGAAAGATTTTTATCGTACAGCTCTTACTAGACAAAACCTGGTTAAACTTTCCGATGATGCGGAGTACATCGCAAAGAATTTTATTCAACCAGATTTCAATAACATAAACTACTTTGGCTATACCGAAGAAGAATTACAGGAGGTAAAAAACTTTTATGGGAGGCAATAACATTATTCCTTTGCAGCCATTTTTAAATTCAATGGCTTTACAGGATGAATATTCAATCTATCCGTTAGTTAAGATGGATAAGATAGTGAGGAAAAGCAGAGAGTTAGCAACTCAATGCAGCTGTAGAAACAGACTAAATGAAAACAAACAAAACATGAAATATGTATGGTTTCATATTGGTTTATTAACGGAGTCAGTATGAAAATAATATCCTTAGAAGAAGCAAGAATGAGAAAATTAGGTAGGTATTATACTGGTATTCCTTGTGTTCATGGTCATCTAACAGAGAGAGTCACTAGAAATAGAAGATGTTTAGAATGTGCTAGGATTGATGACAGAAATAAAAAAGCATCATTAAAATATAAAATGTCAGAAAAAAATATTCTTAGACAAAGAAAAAGAGATATGAAAAAATTTGACATTAAAACTTTTGGTGAGGAGGCAGCAAAGGCTGTGGCTAGAGTACCTCAATTAAGAGTATTACTTTATGAAACTTTAGATCCAAGGACTGGTCAGTTTATTGATTATGTTCATAATGAACCAATGACATTTATACCAAATGATCCAATGGTTATTTCTTTTGATCGTATAGATAATAATAAACCACATACAATAGATAATCTTAGATGTGTTAGTTGGATGACTAATAACATCAGACAAAAATGGAAATCCAAACATATTATCAATGTTGGATTTGATACAAGAAAAATAGAAAAACAATTAGAAAGGAACTTATGAACAATCAAGATAAATTAAAAGCAGCGATAGCAGCTTATGAACATGATTTCAGTAAGAATGCTATTGCGGTACGAGGAGGTAAGAAATATGGAACAGTCAATCAAAGACTCAAAGCCTTTAGAACTTATTTCCCTGATGCATCTATCACTACGGAAGTTATAAAAAATGAAAAAATAAAAGTTAAAAACTTAGAAACAGAAGTAGTGGTAATGAAATGTTCTATCAGCCTGGACAATAGGTTGGTAGCAACAGGCATAGCCGAGGAGTTTAGAGAAGGCTCTGCTCCAGTTAATTTAACAAGTTTTTGGGAGGTATGCGAAACCAGTGCGATTGGTCGTAGCCTTGCCAATTTAGGTTTTAGCGGACAGGAATTTGCATCTTATGATGAGATACAAATAGCGGAAGCTAAAAGCCAGGCTATCAGTAGTTCTGGTACAGCAGCAGATAAATTTGAAGAATTTACTGTTGCGATAGATCGAGCAAAACATATTGGTCATTTAACAGAAACAGCAACAAAATTTAAAAGCTGGATAGATACTTTAAATGAAACCGATAAAGAAAAAGCAAGATCTATTTACAACAATAAACAAAAACAAATGAACGAACTCAAGAAAGGAAAATTTTTACATGAGTAGAGTATATTTAAATATGTTCCCAGGAGATGATCTTAAAAAATCTATGACTAATTGGGATAAGAAACCCCTGGCATCTTCGCACAAGGAAGGTTTCACTCCACAAGAGGATATAGTTTTAAAAGCTGGACAGGCATACAAATTAACCTTGTGGCAAGGAACAACAAAGAATACAGGTTATCCAACTGTATCTTTAGCGGTGGAAAAATGGCAGCCATTCACAGGAGGCAGCTCTAACAATGCAGAAGGATCTGCAAGTACAGGATCGGATAATGCTCCGTTTTAAGAGCAGTAAATCCTTAGAGCAATATAACAAACAAGGTGAGATACTCACCAAAGAGGAAAGAATTAGGATTAAATACAAAAGATATGTTGAGAGGTATATCTTAAATCCTAATTTCTTCTCTAATAAGAATGAGGAAAAATGTCTGAGCAAATAAACCCAGATCATTATAAAAAACGCATTGAAACTTTTGATGCAATCACAAGCCAACTATCTCCTATTGAGGTGGTTGGCTATTTACGAGGTCAAATTATGAAATACATAATGAGGCTAGGATCTAAACATGGAGGCGATTTTCATGCGATGATTATGGATGCTGGAAAAGCAGAATGGTATCAAAACAAATTGATACAATTTTTAAACGACAATAAAAATAAATTAAATGGCTAGATGGAATTACTATAACAGAGGGGATCGTTATTCAGAATGGCATCGTCAATTTGAAGGGATTGCCATGATTGATGTAGACTCTGTAGAGTGTTGCAAAACTTGTTACGAACCTCTAGCCGTTATTGAAACAGCGATGGACAAAGGTGGTCAGCATAAGGCTTACACCCTGGTGAAAAAGATTGCTGATAAAATGCAGATACCTGGCTTTGTTGTTTTGTATACTGTCAATGGTGAACAGATTACACAATTTAGAATTAAAAGAGTGAGTCCAGAAGTTTCCAAGACATACAGAATAGCTGAGCCAGATCTGTGGCTTTCCTGGTTAAGAAGTTTGCAAGGTAATTGTAAATCCTGTAATACAACAGATATAGAATGGTAAAATTTGTTTTATGGGTGACAATGTGTATTGGTAATCAGTGTTCTGATTTATCTAAGGCATTTGATACAGCTGAAGAATGTAGACTCAATGCACAAATCATCTTGGATATTATTCATCAAAACAAAGTAGATCAGTTTGTCGTTTCTTGTGCAAAAAAAAGCAGTATATAAAAACAGAGGAAAAAAATTTCAATACAGCCTGGAGCTGCATCCTTGCCAGGTCTGTAATCGTCAATGGTTAGAAATAAATTTAATCAGAATAAATTACTATATGGAAAAGACTCCCCAATATGAGTGTTTCAGGTGTTTTAATCTACAAAATAACCCTTAAAAATCCATTTTAAGAGCTTTTTAGGGGGTATTTAGATACTCTCTGGTATAATCTTATTCGGTTATTTTAATATTAAATCTAGGTATTTTTTTAATATGATCTCTGCGTAGCCGAATGTTCAGCATTTTATTTAAACAGCTATCCTCATAGAAATTTTGTAATTGATAAAGGAGTTCTACTAATTTGGCATCTGCTTTTTGATGAGTGGTGTAGATAATATCTTTATGACTAGGAATAAGATTTGTTGTATTAGATCCCCAGTAATTATCATAAGCAGCTCCAGTCTTACTGGTGACTCCGATATAATATTCTCCAGTCTTATAATAAATCTTATAGACTTTATAGACGGATCGTATTTTAGGTTTCTTTTTTTTCTTTTTTCTTGATAGCACCGCAGTCAATACATACCCAGGCTTCTAAATAACGATCACCCAGGCATGGATATTTTTTACAGTCTGGACAAATCTTTTGTTGAGATTGTTTTTTAAATGTTTCTTGATCTTCTCTGGACTTGTTTGTCCAATCATACCAGTGCATTAAAATATTTTATTAATTAAACTGATGACAATAATGACACAAACCAAGAATAAAAATTGTTTCCAGGCTTTCATTTCTTTGAACCAGGTAACAAAATTATTTATCTGGTTAATCATTTTAAATACATACTTTTCCATGTTATCTCCCTTGTCTGTTATATGGTTTAAAGTTTCTGCGTTTATGTTTGTTCATAGTAGAATAACTAATTCTACCATCACCTATTGTAGTCTTTTTAACTACATGAACAATGATATTAGTTGTTTGTTGTTTTTTAGCCATAATTATTTTGTAATTTTTTTAGTTTTTTCGTAACTGCGGAGTCCAGCCATTCCAAGCAAAGCTGTAATCAGGGGAAACAATGTAGCCATGTCTAGCTCTGGTAATGGTTGATGCGGAATACTAAAAGCAGCCAGGATAAACATAATGAATTGTTTTAAAACATATTCCCAGGCTATTGCTAAAGCACAAGACATACCAATTATTGGTCGCCAGGATCTTTGCATGAAACCACTGATACCACCAGCGGTAGATTGAGCATCAGCCAGGTTGATGTCCATTTGTTTTTTATTAATTTCATTTTCTAATTCCTGGAGTTTGATTTTAATTTTTCCTTTTTCTTCTTCGGATGTATGAACAGAGTCAATGATCTTACCCACTGAGTCTACTAAAGTACCGCCTAATAATTTATCTAACATGAATTAATCTTTCTTTACTGGTGAGTCCAGGGTACATTCCCCTTCGTCTGAAACATATAATAATCTCACACCTAATTCTTTTTGTAAAGAAGTAGGAGATCTATAAATAAATCTATTTTGTGAATTAACTCTTTGTCCAGACTTTCTATAACTAGATGATTTAACATCGACTAATAAAACTTGTTTTGTTTCTGGATCATAACAACAAAAATCTATAGGTGATTGAACAGCTTTTTTGCTATAGACAATATAACCTTGCTGCGTTAGCCATAGTTCAGCAGCCATTTCAGATTGAAAGCCTTTTAATATTCGCTTATCCACAGGAAAAGCATACTGATTTATTTGATTATTTTAAGCCTAAAAATTTAGTAGCTAGAGCGATGGCAGCAATAAGAATACCACCAAAAAGAGCGATGGCTTTAATTCCACCAGCTCCCATATTCATTTGTTTATTTAAGTTCTTGATATCTTGGGATTGTTTTTCAACTGTTTCGGATATGTGATTTATTTTTTCTTGCATGACTTGCACCTGAGTAATTAACACCTCAATCTTTTTTGCTGTTGTTAATTTGGTTAAATTTGGCATCACATATTGTTTTGTTTTTGTAGTTCTTTTTGTTTTTCTTTTAAAGTAATAATGTCGTCTATAGATAAATTAATCAAACCAGTTCGTAAAGAAAAATTTCTATCATACGATCCAGTTA